TTGCAGCACTGTACATGGCAAACAGTATTACTATTGATATTTGGCGTTCTTTGACGGGACACTAATGGTTCACTTAACTCGTATTTATACAAAAACTGGTGATGATGGAAAAACCTCTACCGCCACTAATGAAAGAATACACAAGGGCAGTGATCTGATTGAGGCAATTGGAGCGGTAGATGAAGCAAACTCTGCCATAGGAATGGCAACTGATTTTCATAACGATATTATAGATAGAATACAAAGTGATCTGTTTGACCTAGGTGCAGAATTGTCTGGTGCCCCAACAATTGTAATATCAGAAGAAAGAATCACATACTTAGAAAATGTAATTGATGATTATAACGAATACTTAGAGCCATTGCATTCTTTTGTTCTTCCTACTGGCGCTATGCATAATGCTAGAACTATTGTCAGAAGGGCAGAACGTCAGGTTTGGAAAATAGAGGGTATAAATCCAAATATTGCAAAGTATTTAAATAGGCTTTCAGACCTATTGTTCGTAATAGCACGATACCACAATAAAGGTAACGAAAAGTTATGGGTTCCCAAAAATTAATTTGATACTGCTATAATAAGGGGATAGGAGAAATATGTCTAATCCATCAAATTTATATGCAGAAAAGATTTACTCAGAACACCCTTTGGTGCTGTGGGCATTAGACGATAAACTTGACTATATAGGTTTAATTTCTGAAACACAGCGTAATCTTGCAACTTTGTGGACGCCAACTTCTGCTACCCTTGCAACATCTTTTGAAGACTTAAAACAGCCCTTTGCTGATAGTCATTTAACAAGAGTTAGACTTAATGTTCCAGTAGCAGAAACACTTGAAGCATCAATAGTTAGTCCTAACATATTAAATCTTAATACACTTCAAGACCTTGGAACATTTACTGTTGGATCATATTTTTATTCAAATAGCGTATTCCTTCAAACAGTTTCAATAGGATATGAATATACAGATCCAGGAACATCTCAAATTGTTCAAAATTTAAAAACGTTTACAAGTTCTTTATATCAAAAATGGGGTTTTATTTCTGAAACATTTGAAGCGCCAAATGTTAATGCACAACTAAGATTAGTTATAAAAATTAAAATTTTTGAAGGCTCTGTAAGTCCAACAGATAATGAATTTTATTTTAATGGAATAACTCTTGGACAGTGGAATGAAGAATTTAATACTTTATCGTTTGGCGTTATCCCAACAACAGTTCCATCATCTGTTAGTTTGTATGGGGGAGTAGATGCAGTAGAAGCACAGGCATACGGTATAGCAGAAGATGCTGCATACTATATTTCTGAAAATGGACTTAAGTGCAAAAACTCTGGAATACCTTTAGTATATGGTGCAAGTGGTGTAACTAAACTAGAACCAAACATAGGGGCATCACTAATTGTTCCAGGAAAAGGATTTTTAAATAAAAAAGGACAATATAACGAATATACGGTAGAATTTTGGGCAAGAATAAATGCCAACACAGCAACTCCATTAAAAATATTTGGTCCAATCTCTTCTGACGATGGTCTTTATATTGAGGCTGGATTTTTAACATTAGTAATTGGAGATCAGTTTGCATCTCACTTTGTTGGTGAATGGTCAAGGCCAATGCTTATTCATATTCGTTTAATTAGAAACTCTACATCCTTGCTGGTTAATGGAGAAGAAGTTCTTACTTTATCTATTAATACCGAAACCTTAGATTTGCCAAATGAACTTGATGAATTTGGAGATAACCAAGATTGGTTAGGGTTTTATGCTTATGAAAATGTCTATCCATTTGAACTTGATTGTGTAGCAATTTATTCATATAACGTTCCAGTAACTGTAGCCAAGCGTAGATGGGTATATGGACAAGGGGTTATTTCTCCAGAAGGAATTAACTCAGCATATGGAGGAACAACTGCATTTATAGACTATCCGTTTGCAAACTATACAGCAAACTACAACTACCCAGATTTTGCAAAATGGGATCAAGGTAGTTTTGATAATTTAGCAACAACACAAACAAGTCTAAGAACCCCAGAATACTTATTACCAGAAATATCTATTGGCATAAAAACATTACAAGAATTATATGATGACAATAAATTAATTCAGGACAACGAGTCTGGCCCAGTAACCGATAATAAGTTTTTATCTTTTAGGCCTAACAACTCCTGGAATTCAGTAGAGTCATACATAAACTTTCCAAGGCTAAACCTTCTTTCTAGCCAAGTTGATAGTTTTTACGGTGTATTTAGTTCTCACAACTTGCTTTCAGAAGAAATATTAGTAAAAATATATAATCCACTAAACAATGATTATTTTACAATAATTAAAGATGCTGATGAAATTAAGTATTCACTCACATATAATGGATCAACAGAGTTGCTTTTTACATCTGAACCAATTATGTCTAATGTTTTATTTTCTATAGGGTTTAACATAAAAACATTAATTGATAGTTTTGGCAATGACGTTCCTGGATTTTTTGGTAATCAAAATATATTAAAAATGTATATTGCTGGAGATGAATCTGGAGACTATAGTTTTACTGGAAGGTTGTATTCATTTGGTTTATCTACAACTCTAAACTCTTCTAAAATTTCAGATAGTTTTGATTCAAGCGGAATAGTGTTAATTGATAATGGTCAAGAGTTAATTGATCATACTGCAAGTTATACCTTGTTACCATCAGAAGCATATCAAAAATATTTTCTTGATATTGGCGTTGCTGGATATTGGCAAGACTATCTACCGCTTTCATATTTTGGACAGTTTGTAGAAAATGCTCAAGGAGAAAAATTCTACGATTTAGACTTTTTACAATTTAACATAGGATATCCAACTACATCAGAGTTGGTAGAAGATTCTGGATCTACACAAATGTATTATGATACAACTGGTGCACAAATAAAAAGTTTTGTTACGTTTCAATATTTAATTGATGGGGCAAACATTCCAACAGATTTTGTAAATCAAGAAACTCCAAACGAATATAGAATTATTGACGTATCTGAGTATGAAGATTGGGAAACAACAAGATTTGAGGTATTAAATAATAGTTTAATTTATCCAATTAAAACTATAGATTTTAATGACCTTGCAATAGTTTATAGCCTTGAATTTAATAGCCGTGGAATCTTAAGTAAGCCAATTTTATTAAATAGACTACAACTAGCGTCTCAAGCACTAAATGATAATTCTTCAAATCCTGTTGGCACAAGGTTTGGTGTAGACCTAGTTCCATATAAAAAGAATGGAATATATTATAGTTATAAGTCTAAAAATCCATTTAGTATTTATAAAGAAAGCACCCCATACCTATATTTAACTAAAAACTCTGGAGTAGAGGTTCGTGGAGAATTTAACATATTAGAAAATCGTGGACTATCCTTACCAATAAATAAAGAATTGTCAACAGACTATAGGGTAAGTGCCATGCAACTATGGACTAGATATGACCAAGACACATTTCCTTTAACGCCAACAGAGTTGTTTGAAATTAATCACAAGAGTGGCTCAATCAAATTCTACCTTCAGGCAAACAGTTCTTTGGGTGATAGAGGAAAAATCTTTGCATTAAATCAAAACGGAATTGAATATAATGGTCTTTCATTTTATTTAAATGGAAACCTAGTCAGAGAACCAGTTTTATCCATAAAAGAATGGTCAACGATTGGCATTTCATTCTTAACCCCTCTAACCTTTGACTCATATCTTGGTAGCATAAATATTACTGGCCCAGCCATATTTAATAACATTGCTTACTATCAGGCAAGTAGTTTGCAGGAAGTTGAAAGCAGAACAGTTAGACCATGGTTTAAGGTTTTAACAGACGGAGTTACAGTGTTTGACTGGCAGTTCTGGTTTAATAACTTTACATGGGATGGAATGCTTATTGTTGGATCATCCCAGTTCTATGGAATTAATCCATCAGATATTTATAAAACATATATTGGAACAAATAAGATTATCGTTGATGATGGAGAAGGATTGATATATCAGCCTGAAAAATTAAAGGTATATACAGAAATAGAATGGTCAACGACTGTCTCTACACCAGTATAATCTGCTATACTTATGGCTATGGAATCGTTAATAAACCCAAAAACTGGTAAGCCTTATGTTAAAAATGTACGTCGCAAGGTCATTGAAAAGCACTATGACTGGGGTCTTTATGTATATAAGAAGTCTAATGGTAAGTGGTTTACAGATGATGAGGGCTCAATTTTAAATATACCTGCTGAACGTGGAGATCTTTCAAAGATTTCTGAACTTAGAAGCGCAGCAATATCTCACGGAGATGATGGCGAAGGTAAGGCAGTTTTTGTTCCAGGGCTACATAGAATTAGTGAAGAAGAGTATTCAGAACAAAAAGAAAGACTTAACGCTGGACTTATTCCTTCAATGAACGACCTTGGTGCCTGGCATGCAGCGCAGCAAACACTAGACAAACATGGAAGAGATTCATACGAAAATGGCTGATCAAGAATACGTACGTGCAGGATTAAACACGCAAGAGCGTGATGAAAATATTTTTAAGTCTCAAGATCCATTTAACAAGCCTTGGGAAAACTTAAAAGATTATGACGGTCTTGATCAAAACTTCCGTCGTAGAACAACTCGCAATATGTCAAAGTATGTTAATCCAGAAGGCAATGAAGCATATTTAAATGCTGCAAATGTAACTCCATCAGGAGTTGACTCTGGATCAAAACAAATTAATCCTGGAACCGTATATCGTAATGGATATGGTCTATTTGATGTAATCACACCACCATATAATATGTATGAGTTGGCTAACTTCTATGACACATCTTTTGCTAATCATGCTGCAATTGATGCTAAGGTAGAAAACGTTGTTGGTCTTGGATACCGATTTGACGTTACCGATAGAACCATGCTACGTTTTGAAAACAATGATGACCAAGCAGCAGTTGATCGTGCACGTCGTCGCATTGAAAGAATGAAGATTGAACTACGTGACTGGCTAGAAAACCTTAATGATGATGACAGTTTTACAAAAACAATGGAAAAAGTTTACACAGATCTTCAGGCTACTGGAAATGGATTTATTGAAGTAGGAAGAACTGTAACTGGAGAAATTGGATATGTTGGTCATATTCCAGCAACGACTGTTCGTGTTCGTCGTCTTCGTGATGGATTTGTTCAAATTATTGGACAAAAGGTTGTTTACTTTAGAAACTTTGCTGCAAAGAATCCAAACCCAATGGGAACAGATCCACGCCCTAATGAGATTATTCATCTTAAAGAATATTCTCCATTAAATACATTTTATGGAATTCCAGACATTATTGCAGCAATGCCATCTTTAGTAGGAGATCAACTTGCATCTCAGTATAATATTGATTACTTTGAAAACAAGGCTGTTCCAAGATATGTTGTAACTCTTAAAGGAGCAAAACTTTCAGGGGATGCAGAAGATAAGATGTTTAGATTCTTGCAGACTGGACTAAAGGCTCAGTCACACAGAACCCTATACATACCACTTCCAGGCGATACTGATACCAATAAAGTTGAGTTTAAGATGGAACCAATTGAAAATGGTATTCAGGATGGCTCATTTAAAGAGTATCGCAAGCAAAACCGTGATGATATTTTAATTGCTCATCAAGTTCCAATGTCTAAACTTGGTGGCGCAGATTCTGGCGGTATTGCAGCAGCACTGTCACAAGATCGTACATTTAAAGAACAAGTATCTCGTCCAGCACAGAGACACCTTGAAAAAATTGTCAATAAGATTATTAAAGAAAAAACAGATATTCTTGAACTAAAGTTTAACGAACTAACCCTGACTGACGAAATTGCACAATCTCAGATTCTTGAAAGATATGTAAAGACACAGGTTATGACTCCAAATGAGGCTCGTGAAAAGTTAGACTTGCCACAAAGAGCAGATGGCGATGAGCCGTTTGTTATGTCTCCAAGACAAGCAACTGATGCTAGAGCAAACTTAGCGGGTACACGTCAAAGAGATGCAGAACGAACAAATAACAATTCTGATTCAACAACTACAGTATCTGGACGTAATCCACAGGGTGAAGGTAGAGCGTCTCAATAGTTGAGAAAACCTTATAAACAAATGCTATAATAAGAAGGCTATGTTAATAAATAAGGCTCATTGGGTAACTGAAGGTGACAATGTTCGCCTCTCAATGCCCATCGGAAAAGTAGATGTTGAACGCCGTATGGTGTCAGGATTTGCAACCCTTGATAACGTTGATAAGCAGGGCGATATTGTAACAACAGAATCCAGCGTTGAAGCATTTAAAAACTTCCGTGGAAACCTTCGTGAAATGCACCAACCATCAGCAGTTGGAAAGATTGTTTCATTTAAAGAAGATAAATATTTTGATCCAAGCGATAAGAAATTTTACAGCGGAGTCTATGTATCTGC